AAACAGGGCATCATGGAATTAAGATATATTGATCCCAGACAAATCAGAAAAGTAAGAGAAATACAAAGAGAAAAACACAATAATGTTGAAATTGTCAAGGTTGTTGCCGAGTATTATGTTTTCAATAGCAGAGGCATCAATTTCATGTCACCGATGGCATATGGTCCGACTAATGTTCCGATGGCATTTGATGGTGTAAGAATCGAAGAAGATGCTGTTGTCTATGCTCACTCAGGAATTACCGACAAATACTCATCTACAATTCTATCAAATCTACATAAAGCAATCAAAGCAATCAACCAACTTAAAATGATGGAAGATGCTCTGGTCATCTATCGAATTGTTCGAGCACCTGAAAGAAAAATGTTTTATGTCGATTGCGGTAATTTACCTAAACATAAAGCAGATGAGCGGATGCGGACATTTGTTCAGAATTTTAGAAACAAAATTGTCTATAATGTTGAAACGGGCGAGATAAAAGATGACAGGCGTTTTCTAGCTATGGTTCAAGACTACTTTATTCCTAGATGGAATGGTACAAACACTACAGAAATAGAATCTTTACCGGGCGGAGAAAATCTCGGAGAAATCCGAGATGTATTATACTTTCAAGAGAATGTTTATAAAGCGTTAAATGTTCCAGTTTCTCGAATAGAAAAAAGCAATGGGTTTCAGCTTGGAAGATCCACCGAGATTACTAGGGACGAAATAAAATTTTCACGATTTGTTCAAAGATTGCAACGCAGATTCGCTATGTTATTCAATGAACTACTTAAAATTCAATTACTTTTAAAAGGGCTAATTAAAATAGATGATTGGGAGCTTTTAAGAGAAAAAATTGAATACAAATTTGAAAAAGATAATTATTTCTCTGAACTTAAAGAGTCAGAAATCTGGAAGAACCGACTTGAGTTGTTGGGTCAGGGCAATAATTTTGTGGATAAGTATATTAGTGTCAGATGGCTTCGTGAAGTTGTATTGAAACAGAACGAGGATGAACAAAAGAAAATCGACCTTGAGTTAAAAGAGGAAAAGAAAAAATATGGAGAAACCAGTGCTCCCGATAGCGTAAACATTACTAATTTCAATAATACATCTTCGCACGAAGAACCCACCAGTTCGTTCAGTTCGAACGAACCTCAAGAAACTACTACAGAAAACGAATATGCGATAAATAATGAAGGAGAATAGGTCAATGAGTGTTAGAGATATTATAAAATCCGCAAAAGACGGTAAGATCAGTAAGACAAAAAAATTAACAGAAAAAGCTCTCGAGCTAAAAGCTCTGAGTATTTTGAAAAAGAAAAAAGCAGAGTTAACTAAGGAATTATTCAATGGCTGGAAATAACACAATTAAATACATTCATAAGAAAGATATTTTAGGTTTTAAAAAAGCCATTGGCGATGCATTACATAATAAAGCTGTATCTATTTTAGAAAATAAGAAAAGAACAACATTAAACTCACTATTTCTATCAAATATAAATGAATCAGTCGAAAAAGAATTGGAAGGTATACTGAGCAGCAAGGCAAGAAGAACAATAAAATTTCAATCGGGAGAAACGATGGTTGTAGATCTGCAAACTGCAAACGTTGTTCTTACTGTTCTCAAAGCAATCAAAAAGCCCGAACTGGCAAAAAAGGCAGTTGAGATGTTGAATAAAAATAGGGCGAGTTTTTTAAAATTTTTAGATTTTGCTTGGAAACAAATAAAATAGGACTCAAATGAAGCTAATATGCGAATTGGTGGAAGATTTTAAAATCATCACCGAAGAAAAAGAAAACGGAAAAAAGAATTACTACATCGAGGGTGTATTCCTCCAGGCTGAAATTAAAAACAGAAATGGAAGAATGTATCCAAAAGAGATGCTTCAAAGAGAAGTTGCTAGATATAACGCAGAGTATGTCGATAAAAATCGAGCAATGGGAGAATTGAATCATCCTGATGGTCCAACTATCAATCTAGATCGCGTTTCTCATCTCATAACGTCACTGAAAGAAGATGGTAATAATTACGTCGGAAAAGCAAAAATTCTCGATACGCCGCATGGCAACATTGCTAAGAGTCTATTGGCGGAGGGAGTCAAGTTAGGAGTTTCATCACGGGGCATGGGATCACTCAGAACAGAAGGAATGGACGTTCAAATTGTTCAAGACGATTTCTATTTGGCAACTGCTGCTGATATTGTTGCCGATCCTTCTGCGCCAGATGCTTTTGTGAACGGCATAATGGAAGGTAAAGAGTGGGTTTGGCAAAATGGCATTCTTGTCGAAAAGCAAGTTGCCGAATACAAGAAACAACTAGATTCTCTTTCTAGAAAAGAAAGAAAAGCATATTCAATTAAAGCATTTGAACATTTTCTAAAAATTCTGTCGCATAAAATTTAAGTATGTTGTCATGGATTTTACCATCAAAGAATACATAAACAATGACGATGGAATCATTCAAATTCTACTTGATTTTTTGCCATTCGAAAACATTCATGTAAAAGTTTTCAACATCTTAGAACAATTTTCGGTATCTACTGCTGATGCTTTAATAACTTTTCCCGATCAAACTAGTTATAGATTTTACAAGCAATATTTCGGAAAGATAGAAGATATATCCCGCGAAATGTTGTTAGAGTCTATATTGAAAGATATTAGTTTTGTCGTCGAAGAAAGAACGGCTAATGTTTCAGAGGAGCCTATAGATTCATAATGGCAACGCTACTTGCTAAAGATTCAGGCAATTTTACCGATGCTTCAACTTGGGGGCTGGTCGATTCTGCCAGCTTGGTTGATTCTGTTGCCGCGATATCAAACATATCAACCACGTATGTTAACTCTCCTTCTTTCTCTCCCGGCGCAATAACTATTGATGGTGTTGCGGTACGAATTGCTTCGCGAACCATAACCACCACAGCCACATTTTTTCTTCAACTATTCAATGTTACTACTTCAACGCAAATTGCTGAGGTTTCAATTGCTGTTAATGATCTTCCAGCAACAACTAGTGCCGGAAGTATTGCTCCAGGACTTGGCTGGGTGTTTTTTAGATTCGGCGCTCCAATTACTCTGGTTTCCGGTCAAAATTATGCTATTGGTCTTAGAGTAACAACTGCTAATCATGTCGTTTGTTATAGAAATGCAACAGCCAACAACTGGACTAGATTGCTCAGAACTACAACCAATGCAGCGCCGGCAGCTTCAGACATATTGCATATAGCGCCAGAGTTTTCTGCACCGGCAACGTATATTGCGCGTACAGTAACGATGAATAATACATCGTCAACTTTATTTGGCGATTTGTCTGTTCCTAACAGCATATCAATCAGCAATCACTGTTCATTAAGATACGGCGTTGCAGCTTCTACTAACTATAGATTAAGGGTTAGAGGGCTGATGGGTGTTTTTGCCGGTGGTAAACTAGAGATAGGATCTACTGTAACTCCAATCCCTGCTACATCGAGCGCAACTCTCGAATTTGATGGTGTAGCAAACGTCGATTCGGGCTTGGGAATAGGAAGTCAAGGAAACTTCGAAACCCATGGTAATACTAAAACTACAACCAACACACTACTAACTTCAACAGCAAATGCGGGAACTTCTATACTTAATGTTTTATCCACAGCAGGCTGGCAAGCAGGCGATAGAATTGCAATAGCATCTACAAGCAGAACACCCACGGAAGCCGAAGATTTTACTATAAGTACAGTTAATAGCCCAACACAAATTACATTATCAGGAGCACTGGCATTTACACACGAAGCGGTAGGTGATGTTGTTGCAGAGGTTATAAACCTAACAAGAAATGTTAAAATTTTTGGAAATTCTTCGACAATACAATCTTTCGTTGTTGGCGACTCTTCTGATCAATTTCACTGCCGAGATACCGAATTTTATTATCTTGGTTCAGGTACAACTGCTCGAAGGGGAATTACCGTTCAGGCTACATATAACTCTTGTATCATTGAAAGATGCGCCATTCACAGTGCAGGTGTTACAAGTAGTCTAGGACTATTTTTTGGAGGCGGCATAAACAGTGTTGTTCAGGTTTTAAACAATTCTTTCTATGATATTGCCGCTCAACTTATTTCCATATCTACGTCAGTATTTTCTGCTATGACTATTTCGGACAATTATGGTATTCGTGCAAGAGCTGGCGGAGGCGTAGTATTATCAACAGTAAACAATAAAGTCGTTACAAACAATAGAATATCTTCTTGCACTGGATATGGATTTTCTTTTTCCCAAGACGGAGCAATAATTGATACATTTGACGGAAACATTTCCCATTCAAACGGAACGTCAACTTCAGCGGCTTTAGGTTTTTCTATGTTATACCTGAGAGGAGTTCTATCTAATTGTATAGCGTACAGAAATGCTGCGCCTGGATTTTTAATCTCGGGGTGTCAAGATTTATACCTAACAAACTGTAAAGCATTTGGTAACGGCGTGACAAATATAGATATGACCACAATAGGGTCTCCGGGGGTGATTGGTTTATATGATTCCATAATCGACGCAGGTGCTACTTTAACTTCTCCTATAGGGCTGAGAGTTCAGTCGGGTGGGTGCGGAAACTTCGATGCAGATAATTGCACCTTCGGAGCAACCAATGAACATTCAACTGGCGATATTGTCATAACTACACCAACAACGACATTTAACATGAGAGCAGATAATTGTCTGTTTGCATCGACAAATCCATTTGTTTTTCCAGAGCGTCTAACACCCTCGTCTATTGTTGGATTTTCTGCACATAATCAAATTCCAAACAATCATCTTTCTATTCGTCGAACGGGAAGAATCACTATTGATACTATAATTTTTGATACCTCTCCGTCTATGAGATTGACTCCGACGAGTAGCACAGAAAAACTAAGAACGGGACGGTTTGATGTTCCTGTTCGGGCAGGGGAATCCTTAACTGTTAGCGTTAAGGTTAGAAGATCGGTTGCTGGTGATGGCGCAGCATATAACGGAGCACTGCCGCGGCTTTTTTTAAGAAAAGCAGCAGCGCTTGGAGTCAACAGTGAAATCATTCTAGCAACTGCCACTGTGTTATCAAGTGGAGCATTTGAAACATTAACAGGAACCACTCCCGTCGCACCAACAGACGGAGTTTTTTCTTTCGGTGTAGATTGTGATGGAACCACTGGCTGGATCAATATAGATTCTTGGAGTGTCACGCCGTGATAATTCCTGCCAGCGGAACCATGCAATTCTGGCTTAATGGTCTGCCCTATCCTGGAATTAGGCGCACCGGCGCCTCGAATCAAAACTTGGCTTTTTGGCAAGATGGTTTGCCTGCAAAAGAAATTTTCGATATTGATAAAACAATAAATCATGTTAGCATACCCAGCGAAGAAGCATTTGGTTCACCGCAAGTAAATCTAAGAATCTATGCTGACGATATTGTATCTGCTGAGGCTTTTGGAGCACCCAATGTAGTCAGGTCGATTTATGTTGAATATATTAACTCTGAGGAAAGTTTCGGTTCATCGCAGTTAAATTTAAAAATATATTCGAGCGATATTGTATCTGCTGAGGCTTTTGGAGCACCCAATGCAGCCAAGTTGATTTATGGCGAATCTATTAACTCCGAGGAAACTTTCGGTTTACCGAAGCTAAATCTACGAATCTATCCTGAAGAGATTGTATCGGCAGAGGCTTTTGGAACAGCCAATGTAGCTAAATTGGTCTATGCTGAATCTATCGACTCAGAAGAAGCATTCGGAACACCTAATGTAGCTAAATTGGTCTATGCTGAATCTATCGACTCAGAAGAAGCATTTGGCTCGCTTCAATTAAATCTACGAATCTATCCTGGAGAGATTGTATCGGCAGAGGCTTTTGGAACAGCCAATGTAGCTAAATTGGTCTATGCTGAATCTATAAGCAGCGAAGAGGCGTTCGGCAATCACAACATCGAAACTGGACCGGTTTGGATTTATACCGAATCTATTGATTCAGAAGAAATTTTCGGAAATCATAATGTTGCTAGAATCATACATGTAACTGGTATAAGTTCAGGAGAATCTTTTGGAAATCCGTTGCTTTTCAAGTATAAAGGTGGACTTCCAATAAACCAATCCTTTTTCGCACATATCAGACAATATAAATATAATGCGGCTAATAGAAACTATTCGATCTTCATAGGGAGCAAATAAATGGCAAATCGATTATATGACAAAGGAAGAGAAAATTTTCTCAAAGGAGACATAAGCTGGAACGCCAACGATATTCGTGTGGTTCTAGTGGATCTGAACGATTATACTCCAGATTTTGTAAATGATGAATTTTTATCAGACATACCAGTAGTGGCTAGAGTTGCTATTTCTCCTTCATTGGCTGGAAAAACTACAGTTGCGGGCGTTGCTGATGCTAACGATGTAACATTTCCTCTGGTAACAGGAGATGAATCTGAAGCGATTATTATCTATCAGAACACGGGGGTTGATACTACTTCCAGGCTTATTGCATATATAGACACTGTTACCGGGTTGCCTGTTATTCCCAACGGCGGTGACATTATTGTTCAATGGGATAATGGAGCTAATAAAATCTTCAAACTTTAAATTTAATTAGAGAATAGATGGCAGTAGATCGAAGACAAGTTGTGGAAAAACAACCCTACGAGTCTTTTCCTATTGAACTAAACTTTGGCAGAAGTCTTCCTTTGGGTGCAACTGAAATTGTTTCTGCCGAGGCTTCTGCTGAAAAGTGGTTAAGAAAAAACCCAGAAGTCAAAACAAATGCAACCAATGAAATATTCGTTAATCCGGTTCCGCTGATATTAGAACCCAATAAAACCAAAATTTTAGTATTTTTGAGAGACGGAGAGCATAATTATGATTATAAGATGACTTTTCGCGTTGAATTTGATAATGGGTCTAAACTCGAAGATGAAATTTATCTAAGAATACGTGAAAATTAGACTTTAATATAAATATAAATAAAACAGAAATATCAACTTCTAGGAGCGATTTATAATGCCAACAAAAGTAAAAACATTGCGTTCTCTGCGAGAAAATCAAGAACATCTTCCTGTTCATCCTTCTGATGCAAGTTCGGAGGTTCCAGATTCACTTCTCGGAAAACTTGGGAAAAGAGCTGTCAAGGCTGCTCATGACGGTCATGCAGTTGCTCAGGCTTCGGGCAAATATGGAAATGCACAATCCGTGCATATTCCAGAAGAAGAAGATGAAATGCATGAATCATCCCATCATGATGAATTACTGCCTATACATCCTTCTGATGCCGCTGAACAAGTGCCTGATCATTTTTCCGAAGAAGAAGAAGATCTAATTAAAGCCCTTGAATCTTATGCTTCCGATGATGAAGTAGTTGCAGAAGAAGAGGATAAAGAACTCTCAGAAGAAGAAGAGAAAGAACTCGTTAAAGAATTAGAAGACGAAAAACTCTCAGAAGAAGAAGAGAAAGAACTAGAAGAAGAAGAGAAAAAACTCGAAGAAGAAGAAGAGGAACATGTTAAAAAGCATGTCGAATCTTTAACTCATGACGAGGAACTTCCTGAAGAGTTTAGAGTTAAAGCTGGCGCTCTTTTTGAAGCTGCCATCAAAAACATAGTTGCGAACAGATCGGCTAAAATTGCAAAGAAACTTTCTTCTATCTATGCTAAAAAACTCAATAAAAGAACAAAGAAAATTGCCGAAACTCTAACCGAGCAAGTCGATGGATACCTTGATTATGTGGTCGAAGAGTGGGTAAAAGAAAATGAAGTTGCCATCGAATCTGGTATTAAGGTTCAGCTTGCAGAAGAATTTTTCTCTGGCATGAAAACATTACTAGAAAATCATAATGTTAAAGTTCCATCGGTTAAGCGAGATATTCTAGTAGAAGCAGAAAATAAAGCTGCCGAACTAGAAAGAGAACTCAACGAAACCCATCTCAAAAACCTGCAACTTCGTAAAGAGGTAACAGACCTAAAACGAAATGCTATTATCAGGGAGCTGAGTGAAGACCTTGTTAAGAGTGATGGAGTGCGGTTTGCAAAATATTGTGAAAATCTTGCGTTTGATGACGAAAAATCATTCAAAGCAAAATTGAAAGTGATTAAAGAGTCTTATTTCCCGGCTAAGGCATCTGCTCAAGCCGGTGACTTGAGTGCATCTTTATTAGCAGAAGGCGGTCTGGATAGCAATCGACATGAAAAAAGAGAAGTTTCGACTGAAGCCGATCTGGTTGCAGAAGCTATTTCCAGACAAGTGAAAAACCGTAACATATAAATAGAATATAGAAAACTTACTAAGGAGTTAAGCAAATGTATCTTACCGAACAACTTCAAGAGAAATGGGCAAAAGTGCTAGATCATAAAGATCTTCCTGCTATTAGAGATGCCCATAAGAGGGCTGTTCTAACAGTTCTTCTTGAAAACCAAGAGAAAGAGCTCATTGAGAGCAAGGCAGGCGGACTTCTAACCGAAGCTGTTCCTGCTAACGCCGCTCAGGGGTTTCCAAATAACAACGCAAACCTAAAAGGTTACGATCCGGTTCTCATTTCTTTGCTGAGACGAGCACTGCCTAACCTGATGGCGTTTGATGTTTGTGGTGTTCAGCCGATGAAGGCATCAACCGGAATGATCTTTGCACTTAAGAGCAGATATACCTCTCAGGGCGGAAACGAAGCACTTCACTTCGAAGCAGATAGCTTCTTCTCCGGAACTGGAATCACCGGTGGCGGTCCGCAAAACACACTCGACCCCTTCAGTCCTAACAACTACGGCGAAGGAATCTCAACTGCTGATGGTGAAGGTCTTGGAACTGGTGCTCCTGAACCAGAATTTCCTGAGATGGCTTTCAGCATCGATAAAGTTGTTGTTGAAGCTAAAACTCGTGCTCTGAAAGCAGAATACACCATGGAAATCGCACAAGATTTGAAAGCGGTTCATGGTCTTGATGCTGAAACAGAACTCGCTAATATTCTTTCTGCTGAGATCCTCGCCGAAATCAACAGAGAGGTAATCCGGGTCATTTACAATAACGCGGTTCCTGGTGCTCAACAAGATGTTGCGGTTGCTGGACAGTTCAACCTCGATGTAGATTCTAACGGTCGTTGGTCGGTAGAAAAGTATAAAGGTCTGATGGTTCAGCTTGAGCGCGAAGCAAATGCTATTGCAAAGCAAACTCGTAGAGGACGTGGTAACTTCATTATCTGTGATAGTGATACTGCTTCTGCCCTCAGTGTAGCAGGTCTTCTTGATTGCAATAGTGCACTCAAGGATAGCCTAAACGTAGACGATACTGCTAATAACTTCGTTGGAGTGCTTAATGGTCGATTCAAAGTGTTTATTGATCCTTATGCTCCTCTTACCCTCAACTTTGCGGTTGTAGGTTTCAAAGGCGCAAATCAATATGATGCCGGACTGTTCTACTGTCCATATGTTCCCCTTCAGATGCTAAGAGCAGTTGGGGAGAACAGCTTCCAGCCGAAAATCGGATTTAAGACTCGTTACGGTATTGTAACGAATCCATTCGGTAACTTAGCTGGTAACTCAAACGGTTCTCTGGTAGCAAACGCTAACGTTTACTACAGAAAGACCCGAATCCTCAATCTTCTGTAATAGAAGACTGAAAATAAATAAAAAAGGGAGCCATGGCTCCCTTTTTTGTTGACTCTATATATTTAAAGAGCTTTTCTATAAACCAACTGCCCGGAATCGTATATGCGGTAGAATCCATAGTTCTGCATGTTTTGTTCCTCAGTCAATGCCGGATCGTAGTGTTCTAGTTTGGTAGAAAGTTTCTTTTTCTGCCAATTCATTCTATTAGAACGAGTTTTGCCTATCACATAATAATAGTTGGGTTTGGTTGTGTGGGAAAGAGAAAACCCCAGTTTCTTGTATAAATTTCCATTCGAAATTCTTCGATCTGCATACGATATTATTATTTTTGGTTTCATGCGATTTTCAAAATATGAAAGCAATTTCGATGCTCCACCAATTACTTGGGTGTTGAGTTTGTTTGAAAATCTGGTTATTTCCCATTGTGCTGAATTACTAAATCTGTGCTTAGAAAATGACATAACAGAAACTAGTTCGTTATTATGTCTTAATCCTACATAAAAAGTAGAAACGCAAGATCCTTGTAAATGGGTTTCATTAAAAAAACGATTAGCTTCGTTACTTGATATAATTTCAATCGAAGTCTTTCTTGCAAATATTTTTTCGGATTTGCCTAGTTTGTTTAAGATAATAGATTTGCAAATATCCAGTTTGTTTGCTATTTCATCTTCATAAAACTGAAGAAGTGATATATCGGAACATAAGTTAATCTTATCTAACAATTCATATCGATTAGTTTTTTGTCGATTTTTAGTCGAGTGCCAATATAGACCATAAATTTCTATACCCAAGTTTTTATCTGGCAAAAATAAATCAATTTCTTTTGGTGATATGACCGTTCTATCATTGGTTATCACATTCTCTGACATACTTTTTAACCAATCATATAATAGTTTTTCCTGGGATGACTGAGTAAAGAATTTTCTTTCTCCTTCCAAAAAAGAATCAATATACTGTTGACCAATTTCATATTTTTGTTGCAACTCTTTTTTGGTGAGTGTTCCATAATCAAGTTTGATGTTTTCTATGAATTGTTGCCGTTTCCTGTTATTTTTGAAAACCGTGTTGTTTCTTACTTCTATTTGATATTTTTTGAATTGATGTTTGATTGATCTGTACGTTCTATTATATTTCGTAGCAATTTCTTTAAGGGTCAATTGATTGTCATAATGTTCTTTAAGTAGCAATTCTTTAGGTAGAGCTTCTTTTTTTCTTCTATTAACAATTGGAATATTATGACTTCGGAATAGTTTTCGTATGTATTCTCTACATAAACCAAGTTGGTCACTAATTTCATACTGAGAAAATCCCTCATTGAGCATTTGTAGAAGTATATTTGCGTCTATGGATTTATAATAACTTCTGGGCTTTCTCATTTGCTTCATTGTGTCATGAATATACACATAAAGTCAATTTTTTGTTGACTCCGCCCATATCCATGATATAATGACGAAAATCTAAATTATTATAAATTCATAATATTTCCACACACTTTCGCAATTCTCTTGCTTTGCTAATATGATTCTGTTAGGATAAATACTATGTATCC